TTCCAGGCCGTAGAACCGCAGCATTACCTCATGGGTATGCTGCCCCGCGGCGGCGACACAGCGGAAATCTGCATAATTCGCGTACCGGTTCGGCGTGGATACGCATTTACTGTCGATGATTTTGTAGGCTGGCGCGCCCTTGTCCAGAGATAGCCGCAGCCACAGCGGCAGGACCTTCCCGTCTGGGTTGAAGGACGCGATAACGTATACTCTTTTGGTCATAACGGATCACCTCATCACCATTATACAAACATATGTTCGAAAAATCAACCGTGAAAATAGTGATTTTTGCGGCGTGCGATCTATAATGAAATTGGGGGTGAGAAAAGTGGGGCATTTGCACCTGAAAATCAATGAAATGCTTGAAAAATCAATGAAATGCTTGAAAAATCTGAGAAAAGCAAGAACACGGTATGTAAGGATCTGGACATTCCGCGAGCGAATTTTAACCGGTATTGTCGCGACGAATTTCAGCGAATCGACGCGAATCTGATATGCAAGCTATGCGAATATTTCGGCTGCGGCGTGGGCGATCTGATAGAATACGTGAAGGACTAATAGGGCGACCCCATTTGCGGGCCGCCCTATTTTGCAATACGCATAGAGCTTATGTACCTATTCTTCCGTTCCAATATCGGTGAGAGCGCCTTTGCACTCCTTGTAGGGCATGGTGTAGCGCTGGGAGAGATAGCGAAGGGAAGCGCCCATTTCGCCGTCCGGTCCCCCGTATGGCAGTAACTCATGATGTGTAATACCGTACGGAAAACTCATAAGTGTCTGTCCGTATCCCTTGCCCCGTAGATCAGGCGGCGGACTTCCATAACATTGCCGATCACCACATAATAGACAACGTAATTTTTGACATAAATCCGGTAATAAAGTGAATCGCGCTTTTTGGCGGAACGGTATGGCTCAAAGGCGGTTGGATTACTCAGCCTTCCCAGTATGGCAGCCTCCACGTCGTCAATCAGGCGCAATGCCGCTTCTTCATTTTCAACACATTTGCAATGTAATTTGCAGCGCTGATCAAATCCTGCTCGAAAAGCGGTAGATACCTAAGCAGATAGGATTTATTTTCCATGTATCGCGCTCCTTGCGTGGTCGAAAACCGTATCGTGGGAAAGTCTTTCGCCTGACGCGGCTGCCTGCTTATCGGCTTCGTCAAGCTTCGCTTCGATGCTGCTCGTCAGGTTTTCATATTCTTCCAGACTTAATACCACCATTGCACCATAACCGTTTTTAGTCAGATAGACGGGTTTTCCTTCATTTACAATGGCTTCAATCTCCGGGAACTTATTTCTAAGGTCAGAAACGGGCCGAATTTGGATCATATTCAAACGCTCCTTTCATGATATTGCATTTATTTTATCCTAATTTTATCATAATATGATCATCAGAACAAGATTTTTTTTTGCATGTCAAGAGCTTATGATATGTAGTATCGCATGAAAATGCGGTCGTTTCTGCGGTCAAACTCGATGTATTTCACCACGCTGCGCAGGGCGTTTCCCTTGATGGCGAAGTCCACGTCCGGGCTGATTAAGAGGTCGTAGACGGTCTGGATCCGGCGAACGACTTCGTGGCTGTCCGGGATATTTTCCGGGGGCGCGGCGGCCTTATGGAGCAGGTCCAGGGCCTGGGTGAGTTCATCCCGCTCGGCGTTCAGACGGCGCCGGTTCTCCCGGTATTCTTCCAGGGTGTCGATGCCATTTTCGTAGGCGTCCCGCACGCGGGTTTCCTTCATAGACAGGCGGGCCAGGGCATCGCGCAGATCGGATTCCTCGTCGTGAGCGGTTTCTTCCCGGCGGGGAATGTATTCGTATTCCACCTGGCCGGTGGAGATCACCTGGCGCAGGGATTCGATCACCGCGGCCTCGGCCCGGCGGGCGGTGATGGCGCAGGACTCCGGGTGGACGCCCTTGGCGTATTTCCAGCACTGGAAGAAATCTGGCCGCCGTTTGGGATTGTTGGAGCGGTTGTAGCCCAGGTTACCGCCGCATACGCTGCAGCGCAGAAGGCCGGACAGCCAGTGGGCATTGGCCGAGACCTCCCGACGGCCAAGGGGGCGGTACTCGGATTCCAGCCGGTTCTGTACAGCCTCGAAAATGGACGTGATGGACGGGCGCGCCTCATGGGCGCCGGTGAACGTGATTCCGTTCCAAATCACCTCCCCCAGGTAGAAGCGGTTTTTCAATATGCGTTCCACGGAACGGCGGTCGAACCGGTTGCCGGTCTTGGTGCGAAGGCCAAGGGCGTTCAGCTTACGGGCCACGCCGGTAAGATCCAGGCCGTTGTAATACTCCCGGAAAATACGCTCTGCCACGGCGTACTCGGATTCGTTGATGGTGTAGGGTTTCCCGCCGCCGGCCGCGTCGTAGCCCAGACAGGGCCGCAGCTGGTAGCCCTGGCGCAGGGCCTTTTCCTTCATACCGCGCAGGACCTCGCCGGAGAGGTTGACGGAATAGTATTCGTCGAACCATTCGATAATCATCTCGATCAGGCGGCCGAACATGCCCTCCATGATGGGCTCGGACACGCTGACGACCTCCACGCTGCATTTCTTGCGCAGGATTCCTTTGTAAAATGCGCTCTCCTCCTGGTTGCGGGCGAATCGGGAAAATTTCCACAGATAGAGACGGCGGAAGGGGGAGGGCTTCTGGCTTTTGGCAATGGCGATCATGCGCTGAAATTCCGGTCGGTTTTCCGCTTTGCGGCCGCTGATGCCTTTTTTCTCGATGAATATGAATTCCGGCGGGATGGTGACGCCGTCGGATTTGGAGCGCTCTAAAATTACGCGCAGCTGGGCGTCCGGGGACAGCTCTGTCTGGTCGTCGGTGCTGACGCGGATGTAGGCGGCGCCGGTGGTTACTTGGGGCATGTGATCATCTCCTGGTTAAAGGTATGAAAAAAGGGTACAAAAAATACGCCCTTGCCAAGGCGCACCAAGGATGATATAATTCTATTGGTGAGATAGGTTATATCTTCCGGTGCGACCGGCGAGAGAAATCTATTGTGAAAAGCTCTGGTGTTGATAGCACTGGAGCTTTTCATTTTATTGAATGCAATGGGCCGCCGGCGTAGCCTGCGGGCGATTGTTTGTTAACGTTCAAAATTGCATATCAGCTAACCCAAATCTGTTTTTTAAAGGTTCGGGGGCGACATCATGTTCATATACAATTTCTTCGTTTGAGATCATGTTATTATATTCAGGCGAAGTGTAGTATTGTCCATTTATGCAAACTACATTTCCATTCTCTACGTCATCAATAAATCCTTCTATGGAACCATATGAGGTCGGAACCCAATTAGAGTAATCGATGGAACCATCGGCATTATAAATTGTATTACCAAAAGGATTTGTGCATTTGCCAGATTCATCAAAATGATAGGTGATCTGTCCATCGACGAGATCCTCAGTCTGCATAGTCCCTTCAGCATCTACATAATACCAATCTTTTCCATCTGCCACCCAGGAACTGGTGGGGTAGGTACCATCATCATTTCGATACCACCAGCCTTTGCTGTCGTGCTTCCATTCACCGGCCAGAGCTGTCATGCTAAGGACAACTGACATTGTAAGTGTGGCAAGCAATAATTTTGCTTTTTTCATTTTGGGCCTCCTGTTTTTGAAGTTTGCTAATTAGTAACTGTTACCATAGATCCACTGTTCCTCCAGTATATGAAATACATATTCCTCACCATAGATCAACCGCTGCTCCTGAAAAAAAGCTGCGCGCTCGTCCATCTCGCGTTGGCGTTTGGTCAGGCGCTTTTTCTTTTGACGAGGAACTTTTAGTGGTTTATATTCTGCGTGTGCTTGAAAGAACAACATTTCAAGCTCCTGTTCTAAAGGTAAGGGCTTACGAGCTGTATAGCAAATATGATCAAACCATGCTTTATAGTCCGATAATATATTGTTGGAAGCAGAGTATGAGAGACCAAATTGATCATGTATTTGTTCTGCATTACGGCATCCAAATTTATGTACTAATATGCGTGGGGCCAGTATATGGCTGGCAAATATATCACATAACATTTCTGATTTGGTTTTGAGAATTACATGTCCAAGCTCATGCATTAATGAAAAGGCTATGCGACGGTTGTGAGCTTTTTCGTTGAATCCTATGATATCTTTCCAACGAAATGAATCGTTGGTATACGAACAACAAAGCTCAAAGATCTCTTCGTTTTGTTCTCTTAGAGTGCTATAAGAGTAGACTCTGAATCCATAATGTTTGAGGATGTCTCTAAAATTGATTGGAAACGTGGTAATCTTGCAATCCCTATAAATCCGTAACACTGCTCGTAAAATTTCTTCGTATTGTAGCTGTGTAATATCCTGAGGATATGGGCACATGAATGAACCAGTCCTTTTATTCTATTTCGGACAAAAGTTTGATTAAACGCATTTTTTGCTCAACTGTCATTTTTTTGCCATTACGTGCGACTAACTCTTCGACATCTTCATAGGTAGGTTCGATTGTCTTTTTATCGATTCCATTTACCATTTCTTCCAGATCATCAGTAGTAATTCCTAGGGCTTCGCATACCTTGCATACATTCACGTAACTGGTCTTTTCGATCCCATTTTCAAGCATAGATTTTATTGTGGAATAAGGTATTCCAGTTATGCGGACGATATCAGACACTTTCATATTTTTTTCTGTCATTAATTTTCGTAAAATTTCAGCCCGTTCCATTTAATCACCTCAATTCGATAAATAACTCCTATTTAGATAATACTCCTTTTTTCGCAATATGTAAATAATAAATTGCGAAATGTTGCAAAAAAGCTATTGACAATTACGATATACTGCAATATAGTAGATACATAAATTGCGACACATCGCAATGAAAAGAGGTGATAGGTAGAGATGAAGGTGATTTGTAAGGATCTGGAGGCTGAAATGAAAAGGCGCGCTATTTCAAGGAAAGATATTGCTGATTTTCTGGAATTGTCTTATAGCACAATTCATTCCCGATTTAATGGAAAGTCTCAATGGATTTATGATGAGTGTGTGCGAGTTCAGGAACATTTTTTTCCAGACAAAGAGCTTAAAGACCTTTTTAAAACAACACCAGATTGAACCAAACATTTGTTCGATAATGAAAATATACCACTATCGAGCAGGGGTGTCAATGGGAAAAGGAGGTGAGAGAGGATGTGTAATTTAAAATCTGTATCTATCAATGAAAAAGAACAGCTTTTCCTTGATGGTGAAGAGATTACGAATGTGACAGCGTACAGACTGGAAAGCTCCGCTGGAGAGCCGGCGAAGCTGGTGGTAGAAATGTTGGTCAATGTGAACCAAGTTGGTTCTGGATTGCAGCGGTAACAACGCCCACGGCAATATCTTTCAGGGCGTGTAATGATTCAGACCCTACATTTTTGGCTATATTCTTTGTTTTGTTCCAAGTAGTATCAGAACGAACATCAGCAAGGAATTGGTGACCTGGATATGTTAGGTCAAAGATTCGCCAAAGTTGAGGAGATATCTGTCCCATAACATTTATAGCTGTTGCATTAAGTAACCCGGCATCAATGAGCTGAAGGCAATGATAATTTAACTCCTCTTCCGAGTAAGAAGGGAGTTGTGTACATAGCTTCGTTAACGTGTAAGCCGTATTATATTCCATTGATTCAACTGTGATAAGAATATCTCGAATGCAATCAGGATTTAATTTCATGGCGAATCTCCTCCGAACGTATTTCAACCTGGCGGGGCTGATAAGGTGATTGTATCACAGGGAGGGAAAGAATACCAGAATTAACAAGATGGACAACGCAACAAGTACAACCTGTGCCCCATACAATTTACCAGAGAGGGGATGGTGTTATAAAACTACCTGAAATCGTGAATACCGTTGAGATATCTGGAGAGGTTTTTGAGTTTTCGGCTCTCCCGGATGAAATGAAGAGAGAGATTGCTATGCAAATCCAGGACACACTTATGGCAATCGCAGGATACAAGAGACGGACCGCCTGATGGCGGCCTGTGTGGACAAGCCCAAGGAGGTGAATGAGGTGATAAAGGTATTGAATGATCCAGGATATGATGAGCTGCAGGAGGAGAACACTTGGCTGCGCGGTAGCCTGCGGGAGGCCCGGCGGGGCCAGGTGAGCGCGGAGCGGATGGCGCTGATGTGCATGGTGCTGTTCGCGGCGTCGGGGACGCTGCTGGCGTTGACCTGGGGCGGGATTATTGTGGTGTGAGGGAGGTGATGTAGTGAAGAGAGAGCAGATGGAAGCTATCGCAGCCAGAGCGGCGCGGCTGGCCATAAGCACACTGGACGCTGAGGACAAGCAATTCTGGGCAGAGATGGGGCTGGATCCATACCATGAGTACCTGGACCAGCTGAGGACAGGTGACACCATATGCCTGAGGAGTTGGATCGGCCAGGAGATTGAGGCGGGCTGCCGGGAGGCGGTTGAGATCATGAAGATGTGGATCCGGGCGGAGTTGCCGGCGGCAGCGTGAAAGGGAGGCGGTGAGACGCGTGAAGCTTATTAAGATGACGGCAGTGGAACGGCTTAAAGAGTCCGACCGCGGGCTGAGAGAGGCGATTGCCTGGACTACCGGATACATCGAGGAAAGCGCGAAAACAAATCCGAGTGCAGTTTACAGAGCACAAGACGTGAGCGAATTGTTGAATTATTTCTACCAGTTAATGCGTGAAGAGAGGTGAAGAACGATGTCAAGAGCATGTATTGAGCTGCAGAAGATCATGGATCAGCTGGCAGACTGGCAGAACCGGCATGGAGCCTGCTACGTGATCGTATCGGTCAATGGTGGATACGGCATGGCCAACAGCCTGGATGAACGGAGGAATCCATGGCACAGTCTGGTTCAGGAGTACGAAAAAGAACCCCAGACGGAGGCAACCGTCCGGGATTCCAGCAACTAAATAGTGAGATTACATCCCTATTCTAAGGGATATTGAAGGAGAATGCAAGATGAATGAGAAATATTTTCGGCTTTGGACGCTGTTCAGGGAGCAGACCGCTCGCCGGGCTATTGAGTCCGGGACTACAGAGAACAAAGAATACTATGACCGGGTGCTGGAGGATATGGCGCTGCTGGAAGCGGAAGTTATTTTGGAGGATTGAGCCCATGATGATAAAAGCAAAGGATCTCCAGCCCGGCCAGGTGATCCGGGTGGAGTATGGGGACTATGGAAACTGGCAGAAATTTTGTGTTGAGAAGGTTCGGCCATCTGGGAGCAAGGTGGTAGCAGATGTATGCGGCAGTGGCGGTTATCCCATGAAGACCGACTTCTCATTCCGGATGGATGAAGAGGTGGACGTTGTAGAGGGGGAGTGGGATGCCTAACGTGATTATCGTAAGACGCAAGCGTGATGTGAAAATCAGCCGTAATGCCAAAGGTGATGGTGTAATCAAGATTGATTCAGACGCCGCTGATCTGCTGGAGAAGCTGCTCCGGGAATCAGATGGGGAATTGAGCGTCCGTGAGCTGGCGTCGGCGCTGATTCGGTATGCGGCCAATGACACAATTATTAAGATTGAGGACGAGGAGGGATAGACTGTGAACGTATATGAAAAACTGCAGCGGGTACAGTTCGGTCTGAAAGCTCCAAAGAATCAGTATAACAAATTCGGGAACTATCATTACCGGAACTGCGAGGATATTCAGGAGGCGGCCAAGCCCCTCCTGCAGGAGGTAAAAGCGGCGCTGATTGTCGGAGATGAGCTGATGCTGATTGGTGACCGGTATTACATCAGAGCCACGGCCAGGTTCGTGGACTGTGAATCCGGCGAGACGGTGGATAACACGGCCTACGCCAGGGAAGAGCAGGAGAAGAAGGGGATGGATGTGTCCCAGGTGACAGGGAGCACCAGCAGCTATGCCAGGAAGTATGCCCTGAATGGCCTGTTCTGCATTGATGATGTGAAGGATGCAGACAACCAGGATAATACAGCCGGAAAAGGCACCAAGGGCAGCGCGAAAACATCCGGGAAGCAGGAGGCAGGGAAACTGGAAAACAGGAAACAGAGTCCATCCGCTGCCCCGGCGGTACAGGCTGCGGAAGCGGACAAGGTCACTCCGGCTATGATTGAGTCCGTAAGATCCATGGTGGAGAAATACAGTACCAAGGGACTCAAAATGGAGAAGATCCTCAAGATGTACAGCATCAAGGACATGACAGAGATGAGTGTAGCCCAGTACAAGGATTGTATGAACAAGCTTGAATTATATAAGAAGGCAGACAAGGAGGGAGTAGCGTGAACAGTGTGCAGTTGGTGGGCCGTCTCACCCGGGATCCGGACGTCCGGTACACGGATGGCGGCACCACCGTGGCCAGATTTACCTTGGCGGTGGACCGGCGGTTCAAAAAGGACGGTGGAGACGAGGCAGATTTTATCTCCTGTGTTGCCTTTGGCAAGACGGCGGAGTTTCTGGAGAAGTGGTTTCGGAAGGGGCAACACCTGGGACTCACCGGGCGGATCCAGACGGGTTCCTACGTCAACCAGGAGGGGACCAAGATATATACTACCGATGTTGTGACAGAAAATGTGGAGTTTGTGGAGAGCAAGGGGGCGTCCGCAGAAGATGGCGGATCGCAGCAGCGGCCGGCGCCTGTAAGTGATTTGGGTGACGGGTTTATGAACATTCCGGATGGGGTGGAGGACGACGGCCTTCCCTTCAACTGACCAGAGGTGATTACTTGAATATACAGATCGACAGCCGGGAGAAGGCCCGGGCGATCCAGAAGATCATGGCGGAATTTGACCGCCAGGGCGTGGATCATTTTGTATCAAAACTTTATGTCGGGGATTACATGAACTTTGATAATCCCCGATTGATTATAGATCGGAAGCAGAACCTGACCGAGTTGTGCAGCAATGTCTGCCAGGGACATAACCGGTTCCGGGATGAGATGCTGCGGGCCCAGGAACATGGGATTCGCATGATCATTTTGTGCGAGCATGGTAAGGGTGTGGAGTGCCTGGAAGATGTCATCTGGTGGGACAATCCCCGCCGGCATAAGAGGTTCCGGGATCCGGTGACAGGCCGGTGGACAGAGCGGGAGACCAACGCCACCACCGGGGACAAGCTGTACAAGATCCTGTGTACATTCCAGCGCAAGTATGGCTGCCGGTTTCTGTTCTGCGAGAAGAAGGATACCGGCCGGCAGATCATTGAGCTGTTGGGTGGTGATGGTCATGACGGTTGAGGAGATCAAGGCAGCCTACAGTATGCGGGATATCGTGGGCCGGTATGGATTCCAGCCAAACAGGGCCGGATTCATCTGCTGCCCGTTCCATGGCGGAGACCGGGAGCCGTCCCTGAAGGTGTACGACCGGGACTTTCATTGCCATGCCTGCGGCGCCCATGGGGATATCTTCGACTTCATCCGGATGATGGATGATGTTTCCTTCAAGGAAGCATTTCAGAGTCTCGGTGGAGAATATCGGAAGTCCACATTTTCCAGCAGGATGGCGGTCTATCAGGCGCAGAAACAGCGCGTTATGCGCTTGAAGGCCGAAGAGCGGGAACGGGAGAGGCGCAGACTGAACAACATGCTGATCAGCGTGTACCGGACTTATATGGAGCGCTCAGAGCCTTTGAGTGACGCCTGGTGTGATTGTTACAACGCCCTGCAGTACCAGCTCTATGTGCAGGCAGAATTAAGCGGATTGGAAGCGAGGTGGTAGCATGGTGCCGTTGAAGGAGCTGACGGCCGAGACAATATTGTCTAAGGAGATCCTGACGGAGATATTCAATCAGGAGGATGAGCTGTACCGGGCGGAGCTCCTTGCCTCGCTGGGCCTGCGGGCCGCCGAACTAAGGGTCAAGACTGAGTTCCGGGACATGGTGTCAACCTACAAAAGGATCGAGAAAGAGATGAAACGGCAGGAGCGGGACCGGAAGAGCCAGCCCTGCACGCTGGAGCAGTGGACGAATTTTTCCGGCCCTTATGATAACATGCAGTGTAAACAGTGGATTGCCACGGAGAACGGAATCTATCTGAACAACCCGTCTACGGGCTATACCGATGTGCTGGCCTGCTATCACCCGATCCTGCCGGTGGAGCGGATGAAGAACCTGGAGACCGGGGAGGAGCAGATCAAGCTGGCCTACAAACGGAATGGGCGATGGGAGGAGATCATTGTCCCCAAGACCATGGTGACCTCCGCCAACAGGATTGTATCGCTGTCAGGCCGGGGGATCGCAGTGACCAGCGAGAACGCCAAGTACCTGGTGCGGTACCTGGCGGACGTGGAGAATGCCAACGAGGATTACATCGCGGTCCAGTATTCCACCTCCAAGCTGGGGTGGATCCGCGGCGGGTTCCTGCCTTACGATACCGATATCATCTTTGATGGAGACGTGCGGTTCCGGCAGATCGCGGAGAGCGTGACCCCTGCCGGCAGCCGGACGGCGTGGTATGAGCATGTGACGCAGCTGCGCAGGACCGGGCGAATTGAGATTAAGTTCATGCTTGCTGCGTCGTTTTCCAGCGTGCTGGTGCAGCCCTTGGGCGGCCTGCCTTATTTCGTGGATCTTTGGGGCGAGACAGAGGGAGGAAAGACGGTAGCTCTTATGCTGGCGACATCCGTCTGGGCAGATCCGGATGAGAGCGCCTACATAAAGGACTACAAGGGGACAGAGGTGGGCCTGGAGGCCATCTGTGACCTGCTGAACCATCTGCCGCTGATCCTGGATGATTCCTCCAAGAAGAACCGCAAGATTGAGGATAATTTTGAGGGACTGGTTTACGACCTGTGCTCCGGAAAGGGCAAGACCCGTTCCAACAAGGAGTTGGGGCTGAACCGGGAGAATCACTGGAAGAACTGCATTCTGACCAATGGAGAGCGGCCCCTGAGCTCTTACGTGACCCAGGGAGGTGCTATCAACCGGATACTGGAGATTGAGTGTGGGCAGCGGGTGTTTGACGATCCTGGGGCTACAGCGGAGTTGGTCAAGCGCAACTATGGCCACGCCGGCAGGGAATTTGTGGATGTGTTGAAAGATCTTGGCTGGGATAAGGTGCGAGAGATTCAACAGGGTTTCCTGCGGCAGCTGGCGGACGATGACAAAATGCAGAAGCAGAGCCTGTCCCTGTCGATCATCCTGACGGCGGATAAGCTGGCCACGGACTACCTGTTCAAGGATCGGCAGTACATCAGCCTGGAGGAGGCCAGGGAGGTCCTGGTGGACCGAGACGAGCTATCCGACAACGAGCGGTGCTATCAGTACGTGCTTGACAAGGTGGCGATGAATCCGGCCAGGTTCGACGACAAGGTGGAGAACGTGGAGAAGTGGGGGACGATTGAAAACGGGTATGCCATTATCTATACCACGGCCTTTACGGCACTGTGCAAGGAGGGCGGATTTTCCCGGGCCTCATTCCTGTCATGGGCGAATCGGAAGGGGCTGCTCCAGGCGGAGGCTGGTGGAAAAAAGATGGACAAGCTTAAAAGCTTTAAGGGGAATAAGGTCCGCTGCGTGTTCCTGAAGCTCAACGATAATACGGATAAGGATGGGTTCATCAAGGTAAATGAGGACGGAGTGCAGGAAACGTTACCCTTTAATTGACGAGAGTAACCCAAGGAGGGTTACTGCAAAAAGCTTGATTTTAAGAGGGTTTGCGGGCTGTTTTGGATAGAGTAACCCAAGTAACCCTAAAAAACACACGCCTATATAGAGAGAAAAAAATATTATAATCTTTGTATTTTATTTCACAAAGTTTTAGAAAAAAGCCTCGCGCGTAAGGGATTAAAAAAAATAGGGTTACTTAGGTTACTGTGGACTGCAAAGCCTTATTTTACAAGGGTTTGAGCGGTAACCCAAGACTCTGTTGTGGAGGGTTACGGTAACCTTAAAAACGGTTACTTTGGGAGAATTGTATGACAAATAAGGATATATCAAACATATTTAATGAAACTTACAATCAATTCTGGATGAAGTGGCGTGATAACGTTCCATCCAGAGACTCGGTCCAGTGGGACGTTATGATAGGTGAAGCGGAGGTTATCAAAGTAAGGTATGGTACTCACCTGGTTCGGAAGTGGGAAGGCCCGACGCCGACCATGGAAGAGGAGCCTGTGGCGGCGCCGATTG